CACTTAGAAGTTTTATTGGAGGACTACAATGAGTAATATAAAGATTGTAGCTAAACCTACATTTAAGAAAGTAGCAAGAGCATTCAGCAATGTTGGCAAAGGTAAGTATTTAGGAAAAGAACTAGAGAGATTTGCTTTCGCTATTGAAGGAGAGGGTAAACGAAAGACGCCTGTTCTTACAGGAACATTGAGAAGAAGTATAACCACATCAGTGAATAGAAGAAAGTTATCTGCGGTAGTTGGACCAAATGTAAATTACGCGTCTTTTGTTCATTGGGGTACTAGATTCATGAAGGGTAGACCTTTTATGCAGTGGGGTTTAGGGGTTGCTACTAAGAAGTTATATGGTAACAAAGCACCTTTTACAGCAGTTATAACTAGAGAGTTTGATAAGGAGTTTAAGAAACTAAAATGAGTTTTAAAGTAATAAAACCACAAATTAAGACTGTATTAGAGAACACTGGTAAGTTCAGTGAGGTTGCAGGTTATCCTTCATTGAAGTTTCCGGGTTATCCATCAGCGTATGTAATACCATCAGATAATAGCAATGACTACTCTACTACTGATGAAAACGAGAGAGTTTATGCTTTTATTGTTAGAATGTTTGTAGACATAGAACAAAGAGGAATGGAAGACGCTTTAGAAGCTATGGAAGATTTAGTTGATACAGTGCTTGATGCATTAGACGAGCAAGACTTAAAGTCTAGTTCAGCAAGAACTGTAGCAGTTGATTTACCTGCAAAGTATACATACTTGCAGATATTAGCACACCCGAGTGATTGGGCAGAGTTAACTGAACCATCTCTACTGATGGCAGACATTGCAGTTCAAGTAAAAATTTCAGTAGACATAAGTTAGGGAGGTGTAGCAATGGGTAAATTTGTAGGTAGATTAGTAAAATTAGGAGTTGGCATAGAAGCCACCCGAGGTTTAGGAGTAGCACCAGCGTATTTGGTGCCACATGTAAGTTTAAATTTTGATGACAAGATAACGAAAGCAAGGTCAGAAGCAGGTTTAGGTAAACTTGCAGACAGCGAAGAAGCATTTGTAACTACTAAATTTGCACAAGGAGATGTTGAGTGTGAAGCTAGAGCAAGTAGTCTTGGTTGTTTCTTGTACGCATTGTTTGGTACAGTAAGCACAGCAGGACCAACAGATGATGCTTATACTCACTCTTTCAGTGTAGATAATGATGTAGACACTAAGTCTTTAGCTTTCTTAGTAGAAGACGACAACGATAGCGAGATGTATAGAATGGTTATGTTAGATAGCTTAGAGCTTAGAGCAGAGTTAGATGAAACAGTGAAGTTGACATCAAGTTTCATTAGTAAAACAGCAGTAGCTTCAACAGGTTCAGCACCCGCATTAGTTAGTGAGTACAAGTTCACAAAGAAACATGTGAAAGTTAAAGTAGCTTCTGCATTAGCAGGATTGACTGCGGCAAGTGTATTGTCTATTAAGAGTTTTAATTTAAGATTTGCGAAGAATGCAGTATTAGATGATGTATTAGGTACTGCGGAACCAGAAGATGTACTAGGTACTACTTTCAGTGTAGAAGGAGAATTAGTTTTAAACTATGAAGATTCTACTTGGAAAGATTATTTTACAGTTGGTACAGAGAGAGCAATGGAAATTAAATTAGAGAACACAGACGAAACAATAGGAGAAGGAACAAGTCCAAGTCTAACAATTAGACTACCTCTAGTAGACTTTCTTGAATGGTCACCAGATTACTCTTTGGGTGAAATCTCAAAGCAGACAATCTCTTTCAAAGGAAGTTATGATGCTAGTGGTGGAAACGAAATTGTGTCCACTTGTGATTTAGTTAATACAGTAACAAGTTATTAAAGGAGTTTATGGGCGATACTAAAAATATCACGACACCTGTGAATAAGGTGAAGGTTGTTATTAAAGCGTGGATAACAGGACGAGAGCAAAGAGGGATAGATGATGTTGCTATGAGTTCTGCCGAGATAGAAATGAAAGGCAACGAGCCAACCATTTCTAAGATAACAACAGATGTAGCTAGAAAAATAGAAGATAAGACTATAGAAACTGTCGTTATATCTGTAGACGAAAAGACAGATAATATAATTGACAGCGTCATTGACTTACATGTTGAGGACTATAATTTTGTTATAGCAAATGTGAATAAAGTCTTAAGCGATAGAGGTCTTAGCACGGAAAAAAAAAGCTAACATACGAAATATACGATAATTTATTTAGGTATGGTAAGACAGACATAGGTTCGTGGGAAGTATCAGCTGTAGAAAGTTGTCTATCTGCAAATTGTTTGTACGAGAAAGGTTCTTACTTAGACCAACCATTATGGTTTTGGGATATTATAAGAATTAAAAACGAAGTACAAGGTGTTTTTGCGAAAAGAAAAGGTAGAAAGTTATGAACAGTAAAACAAAAGTAGCAGTAGAAATAACAGCGAAGGATAAGCTGTCTGCTTCTTTAAAGAAAATATCTAAAAACTTTAAGAGTATGGGAAAGAACATAGATTCTTCTATGAAGAATGCGAAGATGTCTAGTCTTGCTGTTGCTGGTGCTATTACAGCAGTAGGTGTAGCGACCTTCACACTAGCACAAGATGCAGCAAAAGCGGCAGATGTTACTAGATACTTCTGGAAAACCTTTGGGGAAGATTCAGAAGGCGGTTTAGATAAACTAAGAAAAGCGGCAAAAGGTACTGTATCAGATATGGACTTAATGACTTCTGCAAATAAAGCGTCAATGTTAAATGTTACAGATGATGTTGAAAAATTAGGGAAAATGATGGAAGTAGCACGACTTAGAGGTAAGGCAATGGGTCTTACTACTACTCAAGCATTTGATGACTTAGTAAGAGGTATTGGTAGAAACTCTCCACTTATTTTAGATAACTTAGGTATTATTACTAAAGGTTGGGACGAACAAGCTAAAGCGGCAGGTGTAGCAATGGACTCACAATTTGTCTTGAATAAGGTATTAGAAGATGGAGCAAAGATTTCAGAGAAGATGGGCGGGGACATATTAACTGCAGGTGATAAATACGAGATATTAAAAGCAAAAGCGGCAAACTTGAAACAAGAGATAGGTGAGGGTTTGATACCTGTCTTTGAGAACCTTCTTAATGCCATCACACCAATTATTGAATCTCTAGCTGACCCCGAAGATGGGTTAGGAGCAAAGATAGAAGGAGTGATGAAGTTTATGGAAGAACACGAAATAGTTGTTAATCTTTTAGCAGGTATGATACTTGGTGCTTTAGTCCCTGCTGTATATGCGGCAGTTACAGCGTTTGTAGCATTAAATATAACACTCTTACCTTTCATTGCTGTAGGGGGAATATTCGCAGTTGTAATAGGTTGGTTGAATTATCTTTCAACAGAAACCACAGGGTTCACATTACTTGAACAATTACGAGCAGCGTTTGACTTGTTAGGTTGGCAGATAGATATAGTTATAGAGAAATTAAATACATTGTGGAGCAAGATTAAGTCAGGCATTCAGGATAGTAAGTTTGGTAAGAACGCTAACATGATTGCGGAACAAGCGTTAAGGGATATTGGTTTCTTAGCAGAAGGTGGTCCCGCATTTGCAGGAAAACCTTATGTTGTAGGAGAACAAGGACCCGAACTATTTGTCCCTAAGCAATCAGGAGATGTAGTACCAAACAATCAATTACAAGGTTCAAGTTCAAGTGTTACCTTAAATGTAAGCATCGGAATTTATGCAGGAACAGAATCAGAGAAAAGAAATGTAGCTAGAGAACTATATGAATCACTTATTTTAGAAGCGAGAGGACAAGGTATGTCAGTAGATAATATGCTGATGAATACAATTTAATATGAGTTATAACTTAGGAGATATTACATTACCAACACCGAAACCGCGTAAATTTGTCAGACAATATATTGAGGTTGGTGGCAAGATACTTACCTTAAAAGGTGTTACAAAGAAAGATATCGTTAAGAGAAAAGAGCAATTTGTTCTTATGTATGAGAAATTAACACAAACAGAGGTGAATAGTATTCTTTCTGAGTACAATTTACAGACTACTAGAAACTTTTCAGTCAGTGAACCGAATTTAACAATAGCGTCCACACCTGTACATATAGATATAGTTAAAAGAGCATACAATACAGCAGGAACGAGTTATAGAGAAGATTTGACATTAGCACTAACGGAGGTGTCGTAGAGTGAGAAAACCGAATAAAAATAGAAAAGTAAAAATAGTAGAATGTTTATGTGGTTGTGGTGAGAGTTTTAACAAGTATGATGGCAGGAATAGGGAGAGAAAGTATATACATTATCATAATATGAAAG